CTTGGATTGAACCTACATTACTTACCACCTAAGTTACGTATGCAGTTCTTTGCAAACCTAATGGATATACAAGGTAGTAATATGGACGATGATAGTAAGTTTGCTCTGACATACAGAATGTTGAAGAAGTCCTCTAACTTGAGATACTTCAAACCATGTGTTAAGCATTATCTGAACTCTCAAGTCACAAGCAAGTTTGCTGAAGTACCTGCACCAGAATGGGAGATTGCTATCTTCCTACCGACTGCACAATTCCGTAAAGCAAATAGTTACAAAGTACATTACGACAGTAGGCAGTTAATATGAGTTTTTCAGTAGAAGATCTTCAAGCACAGATATCGCAATCTGGTGGATTAGCACAGAAGCACCAGTTTATGGTACAGTTGCCTCAATTGGCAGGATACACCGCAGACTTAGTAGAGTTAAGTTTATTCTGCACCGTTGCGTCTATTCCTGGCCGTCAAATAATGAGTCAAGATCATGCAATAGGTACAGTTAACCGTAAAATTGCGAATGGGTTCGCAACAACAGACATGACGTTAACATTTTTAGTTGCTAACAATCATGCAATAAGAGATTACTTTGAATATTGGCAGTCACTAGCACATAATCCAGTAACCAAGACAGTTGGATACTTCGAAGATTATACTGCACCTGTCACTATCAAACTAATAGAAAGAGGTTTAAGACTATCTTTAATCAAGAAACAATTAGGGTTTACAGATAAGATCCCTAGTTTCATTAGGAATCGACTACCAAAGGTCGGCCCTATTGACCTATCACAAGGTGAACTTGATCTAGGTGCGTCCTTTAAACAAAAAGAAACATATTCTGTAAAACTTTTAGAATGTTTTCCTACTACAATGGTTGACCAAGCAGTAGGCAATGCGGAAGAAGGTGTAATGGAGTTGAGTGTACAGTTATCATTTACTGACTATGAGTCGGGACTTGGTGACTATACCAAACAAGGTGAGAGTATTGGACGGGGTGGATTATCTGCTCTTGGTGCTCTCATTGGATCGAAAATATAATTTTATATAATAGGAGAAAAAATTATGGCATTGCCTAAGTTAAATAACAACCCAAAGTATAAATGTACGGTACCCTCTAGTAAAGAGGTAGTAACATACAGACCATACTTGGTGAAAGAAGAAAAGGTTTTGATGATAGCATTTGAAACTGGTGACCAGAGACAAGCATTAGGAGCAATCGTAGATACTCTAGAGGCATGTATCGAAGGTGATCAGAATGTAGGTGACTTGACTACATTTGATGTGGAGTATTTGTTTACTCAGATCAGATCTAAGTCAGTCGGTGAAAGTTCTAAGATACTAGTACCATGTGGTGCGTGTGGTCATAAGAATGAAGTATCGGTAAATCTGTCAGATATCGAAGTCAAGTTTCAAGAAGACTTTACTGATAGAATTCAGATTACGGATGACATTTCTATTGAGATGAAGTATCCGACATACAGTCAAGTAATCAATATGGATTTTGATGGTAATCAGACTGCTATGGGTATGGACATTCTTTGTAATTCTATCAGTGCGATTATGACTGAAGAAGAACGAACAGATTGTAAAGATATCAAACAGGAAGAGATTCAAGAGTTCTTAGACTCTATGACATCCGAACAGTTTGGTAAACTATCCGCTTTCGTAGAGACACTTCCTTCTCTCGAAAAGGATCTCAAGGTTCCGTGTGAATCTTGTGGAGAAACTATTGAAAGGACATTAAAAGGTATATCGGATTTTTTATCATAAACCTTTCTCACGATAATTTGGTCAATCATTATAAGACCAATTTTTCGTTGATGCAACATCATCATTATAGTCTAAGTGAAATGGATATGATGATGCCGTGGGAAAGGGAGATATACGTAAGTATGTTATTAGATTATATTAAGGAAGAAAACGACAGAATTAAACAGGAAAACATGAGAAGGCAGTAAAATGGCAGACAACATATCACTACAAAAGTCAATCGATATGCTCCGTGTCGAGAATGCGAAGGATGCTGAAGATAAGCAGTCCAGAGATTTAAGGCAAGAAAAGGAACTAGTCAACTTGAACAAAAACTTCAAGAAGTTCCTTGACGGTGTTGCGGGCGGAAAGAAAGACAAAGAGGAAGAGAGACGGGATAAGAAGAAGAAGAAACCATCTTCGGCAGGATCCCCTATCGGTGATATGGCATCAGAACTAAAAGGTGCCAACCTTGGTATCGGTTCAATGATCGGTGTGTTGACTGCGGCGGTTGCCGGTCTTGCTTTTGGTATTGCTGAGACAATAGGTCGTTTTGTAAAGAACATTCTACCGAAGTCTTTTCTAAATGCCTTTAGTAAAATGAAGGTTGCGTTCGTAGAAGGGACTAAAGGTTTCAAACTTGTCGAAAGAGGTGCCAATGGTGCATTCAAAAAGTTGACAGGTATTAGGGGTGCTCTCAATAGATTAGGTAGGATATTCTTCAAAATAGGAGAAGGTTTTACTAAAGTAGGTAAAATTGCATCTAACATACGAGCAACTGTAAGTGGTGGTATATCGAAAGGTGTCACTACAATGCAATCTGCATTTAAAACTCTGACTAAACCATTCACTGCAATTAGTAAGGCACTGGGTGCTACTACTAAGTCTACTGGATTAGTTACCACAGTATTTGGTAAAATAAGTGGGTTCTTTAGTAATTTAGGTAAGGGTATTAAGTTACCCAACATGCAGATATTCTCTAAGGTCTTTACTGCATTCCGTGCTATTGGTGGAAAGATTCCAGTCATAGGACAGATCATTGCCGCCTTTGTTGGTGTCTTCAATGGTATCAAAGATGCTTTCGCACAGGCAGGTGATATCGGTGATAAACTTATTCGTTTCTTAACCTCTGGGTTTGGTAATGCTCTAGGGTTTTTCGTTGGTGGTCTAGTAGATCTTGTGAAGGATGGAGTGAGTTGGATACTATCTAAGTTCGACTTCACCAAGGGAGTGAGTGCATGGTTAGATAGTTTTAGTTTTGAAAAGATGATCATTGATATATTCGATAAGTTCGGTGATATTGTAATTGATTTCAAGGCAAATGTTTCAGAGTTCATATCGAACTTCAGTCTTGGTGACTTGATTGGATCTATTTCTGAAGGATTCTTTGGTATGATTGATTCTATGAAAGAGGCAATCACTGGTGGTATCGCATCATTAAAGGATAGGATTGCTAACTTCTCTATTGGTGATGCTCTTGCCGGTGCTCTAGATTGGGCACACGAGATGGGAGAAACACTTAAATCGTTTATCCGTAGTGCACTTCCAGATCCAGATTCATGGAAAGGTGCGTTAGTACCAAATAAAATATATGATTGGGTCGGTGAAGCAAAACCAGAACCAAAGGTAATGAAGGAAGAATCTGGTGGTGAACTAGATCCTGTGGATGTTGTTCCAGAAGACACACTTACTCAAAAAGATGTTATTGGTATTACCGCAGAAGAACAAGCAAGTAATATGGCATCAATGCAAGAGGCAAGGGACGCACTATCTAGTGACGGCCCAATAGAAGAAGACGATTTCCATATGCAGAATGATGATGGAGATGGTGATCTTGATTCAATCTCTGCCGAAGTTCGTGAAGCAGATCTAGTCGCAATAGATCCAGAAACAGCGGCATTCTTGAAAGAACTAGAAAGTCCAGAGTTTATTGCTGAAGCAAAAGCAAAACGTGAAAAACGTGAAGCAGATATGTTGAAGATGGAAGAAGAGGCGGCAATACGTAAAGCAGAATTCAGAAAACAGGATGAAGAGAATTATAGGTTGAGTCTTCTAAGAAGAGAAGAAGGATACAAAATGATGCTCGAAACTGGTATCGATCATCGTAGTGGTAAAGAGTTAACAGATGCCCAGAGAAGAATGGCAGAGAAGGGTCTAGTAAGGATTGATAAGATCCAAGCACGTAAAGGTTTCGATGTTGACCAGATGTCTAAAGAGAATGCAATGGCACAACAACAAGCACCTACTGTAAACGTTATGGCACCATCATCATCTAATGTCACAAACAATACTGCTCAGACAAGTGCTGTAGTAGACAACAACCATAGTACTGTAGATCCAAACGACAGAGTCGCAAGTATATAAAAAAAGGGGTGTTACCACCCCTTGTTAATTCGTGTATCAAAGTAATATTGTTTACACTCCTTAACCGTTTTGGAAGTACCTTCCTTAACTTCCTTATCACACAGATCATTTAATTTCATCGAACCGTCTACGGCACCTATAGTGCCCATGACAACGATAACCCAAAAAACTATAGTCATAGATTACTCCTTTCTATAAACAAAAAAAGGGAACCCCGAAGGGTTCCCATAAAGACGGTATGGTTTGTCCACACTCTTTTTATCTCATCGGTTATTCTGCCTGTGCCATCTGTGCAAAGTAAGACAATGTGTCATCCTCTTCAGCAGATGCGGATGCAGTTTCCGGTGCAGAAACAATCTCTGGTTCTGGGGCAGATCTTCCAACCTGTTGTTCCGCAGTCTCAGTGAGTGCTTCATTCTTTTGAGTCACGTTTGCACCTACAGCAGTACCAAGTACTAACTCTAGACGTGATTCGAGATCTTGATAAGACTTGAAGTTCTCTGGATCAACAAACTCACCTAAGTCAAATTGTTGATTGTAAGTTGCTTCGAGTTTAGTCTCATCCGCATCAAATAATGCAGAAGTAGATTTAAACTCTGACTTATCATAGTTACGATACCCTGCAACGTTTCTGATCTTCAGTTCGAAGTCAGCACCCGACCAGAAGTCGAATGGGTTAACAGGTTCTTCGCCTGGGAATTGAGGTTGCATCAAATCCATTACTTTATCAAAGATCTTCTTACCATATTCATAGTAAAATACTTTACCATTATTAATAGGGTTAGATGGATCATTAACAACCAAGATGTTAGAGACATAGTGCAATCTACGTTTCTGCCTACGGGCAGTCTCTTTGTCATCTTCGATACCCGAATTCCATAGGCGTGAATTCAGTTCGGACACAGGATCCTTAGTACCAATAGTAGTCAAAGATTTCTCGATGTACCATTGACCTTGAGGGCCTTTAAATCCGTGATCCCAATAACGTACCCAAGGCATATCTTGACCTTCCATAGCAGGAAGGAAACGAATGACTGCGTAACCGTTTCCGTTATCATCAACGGTTGGTTTCCACTGACGTTCGTCTGTGTATTTATTGGTTTTTTTAGTAGAACCCGATGCTTCTTGAGCAGCGGTTACTAACTTTGAAATGTCGCTGGTGCGACTCTTTAGGTTTGCAAAAGACATATATTTTCTCCAGTATGTGCATTGTGTGCAGTTTATATTACAATTGTTTTCAGTGTATTTTCACTTCAACATAATCAGTATAACCTATTTATACGCATAAGTCAAGCGTTTTCTAAACATTTAGAGTATTATTTTTCTCTAAAAAGTTTAAACTCATTGC